CTCTGCTCGGAGCAGGTGCGGCTGTACAACCGTTACCCCGCGGTCCGGAAGCGCCGGATGTTCACGTGGCAGCTTCGCCAGGGCGTGCGGTTCTACGACCTGGACGCGAACCGGGGTCTGTGCACGCTGAAGCTGGACGGGCGCCGGATCGAATGGGCTGGCGTCTCCAGCGGGGACGACGTGTGGACGCCGATCATCTGCGGGATCCCGCCGGAGGCGTACACCAGCAACCTGTCCGGCATCGTGCAGCGGTACGAGGTTCGGCAGTGCATCGAGGTCTGGCCGGCGCCGTCGGACGACCTGTGGCTGCTGCGGATCAAGGGCGACGTGGGCCTGCTGCCCTTCGCTGCCGACAGCGACCGCAGCACGATCGACGCGGAGCCGCTGTTCCTGTCGGCGCTGGCGCGCGCGAAGGCGCACTACCGGCAGCCGGACGCGGAGATTGCCGCCACCGACGCGAGCGACCTGCTGTCGTCGTACACCGCGGCGTCGCACGGCACGCGCCGCTACATTCCCGGCGGACAGATGCCGCCGAATAAGTCGATGCCGCGGAGGGTATGATGCCGCGGACCGTCACGCTCTCCGGCGGCAAGGCCGGTATCAGCCGGCAGCGGTTCAAGGGCGGAGCCTCGCCCGAGGCGCTGTACGACGGCGTCAACTGCTACCGGACGGCCAGCCAGACCTTCCTCCCCCGGCCCGGCACTGCGCGCCTTCACGCGATCCCGGGCACGAAAGGCCTGTGTGTGCACGAGGGCAAGTATGTCGTGTTCGCCGGGGCACCGACGGCCTCGCCGAGTCCGGATGTCGTGGTCGAAGTGCTGACGCACCCCGACGGCGCGGCGGCAACGCTGGTCGACGTGGCCTACGCCAAGCCGTTCCTCGGTTTCATCTACGTGGTCGCGTCGTGGTCCGATGCGCCGAGCGTGTACTACCACTACTGGCTGCAGCGGTTCTCGTCTGGCCGGAAGGTGAGCGGTTTTTTCAAGCCCGGGACGATGGTTCAGCCGACCACACCCAACGGGTTCGGCTACGTGGCGGATCGCTTCGGCAGCCCGCCGCCGAGGTGGACATCCGGACAGGTCAAGGCGGTGGGCGACCGGATCGATCCGCCGGTGTTCGCCGGCTACGTGTTCGAAGTTGAGGACGTGTTCGGCACCAACCCGACCACTGGCACGATCGAACCCGACTGGAACGCGATCGTCGAAACCGCGAACGCAGTCATCATCGAGGAAGCCGGCGGTGCGCCCGTGGGCGTTTCTGACCCGACGATCACCCCGCAGGGCCCGACGATCAACCCCGACATCGGCGACCGCTACGGCAACATGGCCGGCTTCAACCGGGAGGCGCCATGACCGCGGAATGGGAGCCCGGCAGGGAGTACGCGCCCGGCGCGCTGGTGAAGCCGCGTGCGCGGCCGTTGACGCCCGCGGCAATCACGGACCCGGGGCTGGAGTCTGGCGGCGGCGCTTGGGCGCTGGACCCCGCGATCACGGTCTCGGCGCTGAACCCGCACACCGGGGCGAACTCGCTGCGGTCGGCGGTTTTGGCAGGCCCCTACTACGCTTTCGCGCCTGCGATCGCGTGCGGCGCGTTCGACAGGGTGACGGCGTGGTGCATGGCGACGACGGGGTCCGCCAGCGTGACCAACACCGTCAGCGTGGTGGTGCGCTGGCTGGACGCGGCTCTGGCGGTTATTCGAACGGATGCTTTCGCCCCGGTTTCGGGGTCGGCTTATCGGGAATCTCGATTCACCAGCATCGGCCCGAAGAACGCGGCATGGTTCCAGATCGGCGCCGTGTTCAGCCGGGCCACTGCTGGCGCGTCATACGCCGATGACTTCGCATTCGCGCTCATCCGCAGCGGGTTCCGCGATCTCATTTTCCGTGCGACCCAGGCGGCGCCGCAGACGAGTCTGAACGTCGAACCGACATGGCCGACGACCGCAGGCGGCACGGTTGCGGATGGATCGATCACGTGGACCGCGGTCAGCACCTCGCGCATCGCATGGAAGGCGATCCCGGCGATGGTCGCGGGCGGCGCCATCGAACCGACGTGGCCGACCTTCGCGGGCGGGACCGTCGTCGATGGGCAGATCATCTGGCGCGCGGTGACGCGGCAGGTGACGGACCCGAACTGCCCGAGGACCCCATACGTTCTTGCCGCCGAGGGGAAGATCTACGCGCTGGATCGGGATATCGCGCGGTTCTCCGCGACGAACGACCCGCTGGATTGGTCGGCCGAGCGCGACGCCGGGTTCCTGCCGCTTGGGCTTGGGCAGTACGGCAGTAACGACTTCGTCGCGCTGGGCCTGTACCGCGGGAATCTCGTCGCGTTCAACAGCGAATCGTTCCAGATGCGCCAGATCGACCCCGATCCGGACAACATGGCCCTGATCGACGAGTTGCCTGTCGGCAGCACCTTTCATTTTGCCGTCACACCCGCCATGAACGACCTGTTCTTCCTGTCGTCGGAAGGCGACAGGACGATCGGGATCGCAGGCGGATCGACGAATCTGCAGGCCGGCGACGTTGGCATGCCGATCGACCCGCTGGTACGCGCTGCGATGGCGCAGGCGGTGGTGGATGGGCTCCGCCCGCTGGGCATCTACTACCCGAGCGCAGGGCAGCGGTGGCTGGCATTCCCGAAGGCATCCGGCACGACCGAAGTGTTTGTCTACTCGATCACCCGCGTTGGTCAGGTCGGCGCTTGGACACGCTACCTGCTGCCGTTTCAGGTCTCGGCCTTCGCCCTCAAGGGCGACAAGCTCATCGTCCGCGCCGGCGACGACATCATCGAGTTCGACGACGCGCTCATCAACGACTTCGACGGCGACGAGGACGAGACTCCGATCACGGCGACCCTGCAGTGGCCGTGGCTGGACATGGGCGCCCCAGGCGTCACGAAGATGCTGCACGGCGTGGACATCGTCGGCACCGGTGCAGCGACGATTGAGGTCGGCTGGGACCAGACCAACCCGTCCGCGTTCACCGCGCCGTACACCTTGCCCGCCGACACCCTGCCGGGCACGATGGTTCCAATCGCTGTCTCGGCGCCGTCCATGTCGATCAGGCTCACGTACACCGGGACATGGCAGTTCAACGCGATGGTGGTGTATGTGGACGACTTCGGAGGCCCGCCGTGACCGCGCACATTGCCCAACCCGTCCGGCTGACACCGGCGCTGGTCGCGGACCTCGCGATCCTGGCGCGCAACCCGCGACCGGATGAGGCCGAGCAGATGGCGGCGATGTGCGGGTGGCCGGAGTACGACCCGGAGGCTGCGGCGCAGCGTCTGGTCGGGTCGATCAACGCGACGACTTGGGCGCTTTCCGGCCCGGACGGCCTGCCTTTCTACGCTGGCGGGTTCCTGCTGGTGCGGCCGGGCGTGCTGGAGTGCTGGGCGATCGGGACACCAGATGGGTGGGCGAGGCACTGGCGCGCGATCAGCAAGCACACGAAGCGCGCGATCGGTGAGGCCCTGCAGCACGCGCACAGGGTCGAGACGGTCGCGCTGGCGAGCCGCACGGCCGCGCACGAATGGTATGGCTGGCTGGGGCTGCGCAGCGAGGGCGTCCGCGTGGGACACTTCGCCAACGGCGCCGACGGCATCGGTTTCGCAATCACGAGGAGGGCCGGCTGATGTCCGGATCACCCGACAACAGCGCGCAGCGTGAAGCCCAGCGCGAGGAGCAGGCCCGGCAGGCGCGGATCACCGCGAGCGTCGGCCGGATCAATCAGGCGTTCGACGATCCGCGCCGCGCGCAGCAGATCGGCGACTTTCTCGGCGCGACGCGGGCGTTCTACATGAACGACCTGAACCGCCAGAAGGCCGACACGGATCGGAACCTGAAGTTCGCGATGGCGCGCTCGGGCAACACTGGCGGATCGGTGGCGATCGACAACGCCCGCCGGGTCGGCGAGGAGTACAGCCGCGGCGTGATTGAAGCCGACCGGCGCGCGCAAGGCGCCGCCGCGGACCTCCGCGCGCAGGATGAGCAGTCGCGGCTGAATCTGATCGGGCTGGCCCAGTCCGGGATGGACGCCACCACCGGAAACAGCCGGGCGCTGCAGGCGCTGCAGAACAACCTGCAGGCTGGGCGGGCGACGGCAACGGCGCAGGGGCTGGGCGATGCGTTCGGCGTGTTCGCCAACCTGTTCCGACGGAGCCAGGAAGAAGCGGCGCGTCGGCGGGGCGAGCGGTACGTCTACAACACTGTCTTTCCCGGCGGCTTCGGCTACTCGGGCGGGCCCTGATGAGGAGGATCTGATATGGCTGGTTTTGCTGCTGCTGCACCGCTTTTGCTGGGCACCGGTGCCGCCGTCGCCGCGACCATGGTCAACGATCGAAATGTGGCGCGCCAGCAGGACCGCGCTGCCGCAGCAGGAATTCGCGCGCAGGGCGCTCGTCAGCGTGAGGCCGACGCACGGGTCAATGCGTTGGTCGATCAGCAGGCGCAGTCCTCGCCGGCAGCCGCGCAGGCGGACGTGCTGGGCCAGTACATGCGGCAGTTGCAGGCAGGGGCTGGCGGTGCGAGCCGCGGGATCGCCCAGGTCGGCAACGTCTCGGCCGCGGCGCAAGAACAGGCGGCGGATGCGTCTCTCGGTGTGAGCGACTACGGGAAGATGATCGCCGGGCTGATGTCTGCGATGGACGCGCCGGGCCTGCAGCGGCGCGAGGAAGCGATCAGGGCCGCGCGCACCGGTTCGGACATTGAGCGGATCGCGAATTTCGCCGGGGGCGATCAGTTCCTGACGCAGATGCGGCTGGACGGCATCCGGCGGAACCCGTGGCTGGATGCGTTCTCGGCGCTGGCCGGCGGGGCTGCGCAGGGCATGGCTGGCGGCTGGGGCTCGGGCAAGATGACCAAGACCAGCGGCGGCCCCGGCAAGACCAAGACCGGCGGAAACCGGAAAGGGGGCTACTGATGGGCGCGCCATATCAGGGGTACGCGAACCTCGGCGAGGCGATCTTCGGCCGCGGCAACCGGCAGGAAGCGTACAACCGCGGGGCGACCGAAGCGGCGCAGTTGGAGTTGCTGCTGGCGAGGGCCCGTCAGGAGGTCGATCAGGCGCGCGCTCGGCAAGAGTTCTCGCAGAACATCGCTCGCTACCTCCCGGAAAACATCGCCGGAATTGCGGACAGTGCTTTTCGGGCCAACTATGACCTTGCGAAGCTTGGCGAATACCGCCTCGGAGACCAACGATTCACGCTGACCGACGAAGCGGCTGGCTTGGCTCGCGGCGGCAACGTGGACGCCATGAACAACCTGCTGACCGTCATCAACGGCAGCCCGCGAGTCCGGACCAACATCACCCAGGGCATGGCGTTCGACCCCTACGCAGCACCGCAGCAGCAGATGCAGACGACGCCGGTCGGGCTGGCGGACATCGCCGCGACCGCGGCGCTCGGCCGGCAGCGTGACGCTGCGGCTGCAGAGTCCTACGCGGGGGCGTCTGCCGATCAGGCCCTCGCCGGGCTGCGATCGCGCACGGACCCGAACCTCCGCAGCGGTGGCGGGAGCGGCGGCGGCGCGCAGACGGGCGGCTCCCTGTCGGCCGACACGATGGCGATGTTCAGCCGTCCGAACCCGCTGGACCCGACGGGCAAGCCGCAGCTCGACCCTGAGATGTACCAGCAGTTTCTCCAGTGGAGAATGTCTGCCGGTGCAAACGGCAACATCAACGAAGATGCCCGGCGCTGGCTGGCGACTCGCATACAGACTGGCTCAGATGTCGGTGGCCTCGGTGGCGTCGCTTCCGAAGTTGGAGGCTTGGCAAGGATCGCTCAGCGACTGGCTGCCGAAATGCCGGCGGCTCCTGTTGCGGCTCCGCCGCCGCAGGCTGTTCAGTTGCTGCGCTCGAATCCCTCCCTGGCCCCGCAGTTCGAGCAGAAATACGGCCCGGGCTCGGCATCTCGGTATTTGGGGCGCTGATGAGCAACCCTTTCGACCAGTTCGATACTTCGCCTCGGCGAGACGGCCGGACTCTGCGCTATGACGCGCCCGAGCTGGACGCCTACGCCGACGAAGTGACGGCGCGCTACGGCCTGCCTCCGGGACTCATCCGCGCGCTCAAGAATGCCGGAGAGCGTTCGAATAGCTGGCAGGTCAGTCCTGCCGGAGCCCGCGGCGTCATGCAGTTCATGCCCCAGAACCTGCGGCAGTACGGGGTGGTCGATCCGACCGACCCCTACGAGATGATCGATGCGGCCGGCCGGTATCTTCGAGACACCAGCCGGCAGTACGGCGGCGATGTGCGCGCGATGATCGCCGACTACAACGGCGGCCCCCGGCAGGCTCGGCGTGTTCAGGCGGGACTTCGCCCTGCGGCTTCCGAAACCGCCGCATACTTGAACCGTGTCGAGACTTACCTCGGGCTCAACGGCGGCAGCGGAGGCGGCGGGGGCCGCGGTTCCTTCGCCGGCAATCCGTTCGACCAGTTCGACGCTGAGCCCAGCGCAAACCCGTTCGACCAGTTCGATCCGTCGCCGCAGCCCGACTTCGCGAATGTCCAGTCTGGCGTCGCGACAACTGAGGCGCCGAACTTCGGCAACGTGCAGTCCGGCGTGCAGACGACGGAGGTCCCCAGCATCGCGAGCATCGCCGCGCCCCCGCCGACTGGCGAGTATCGGCCCGGGACGTTGCTCGGGCGATCGTTCAGCAGCCTGTTCGGCCCCATCGCGCCGGACAGCCTTGTCCGCGCGATCGACAACTACGAGGGATTCGACCCGACGACGCCGACAGGTATCGCGCAGGCACCGGCCAGCGAGGCGGGCGACCTGACGGACATGGGGCTGCGGTCGATTCTGCGGGTGCCGCAGTTGGCCGGCCAGCTCATCAACCTGATTCCGAACGCGGGCGACGCGACGATCCGCGCCCTGGGCGGCGACCCTGACCGCAGCGTGGCCCTGGCGCTGTTGCGGCAGGGGCTCGGCGGCATTTCGGACGCGGCGCAAGAGCCGGTGCGGTTGGCGGATGCTGCCGGCTTCGGCCGGCCGAGCGTGTCGGCTGAGCAGACGCTGGATGCGCTGGACCCGCGGACGGACGCTGGCATTCTGGACCGACTGCAGACGGTCGGGACGTTCATCCCGGAGACACTGGTGGGCAGTGGCGGCGACATGGCGGCGGCCGTCGCGGCGCCGTATGCCTACCTCGGCGCCCGCACGAACGAG